GTATCATAAGCATTACAAACTTAAGATGCACCAAATCCAAAATCCTCAACAATTTCGCGACAACGTTCGTGCTAAATTATCCCATATACTTACAGATACTGAAATTGCAACAAATCTCGAAAAGGGGGTTTTTAATAGTTCTTTAGGAAAAGCAAAAGAAAAATGCATTGTTCGCAAATGGGACAATATATATTTTGTTACAATTTATTTAGACCTTCTTCGCACGATATTTGTAAATTTAAAAGATAAAAAGATATTACATATGATGAAAAATCGTGAAATACAGGCACACAAATTAGCTTTCATGAGTCATCAAGAAATGAGCCCAGAAAAATGGGAAAAATTAATCGAAGATAAGAAAATTCGCGATCAAAATAAATATGAACCAAAATTAGAAGCATCTACTGATAAATTCACATGTCGCAAATGTCATTCAAAAAAATGCACATATTATCAACTCCAAACACGTTCAGCAGATGAACCAATGACTACATTTGTATCATGTCTCGATTGTGGAAAACGCTGGAAGTGTTAAATTAAATAAGAACCTCCAAATCTTCAATATGCCAGTATTCAGAACCACGATTAGGTAGTGGGCGCCTGATGATAAACGGTATTTTTTTCTCTTCTAATTCTTTCAAAGCAATAAGATAACCATCAATAACACCTTCGGGCACTTTTATAAATGGAGACGCACCATCATTTATTTGTTTTGCACGCTGTCCAAGAATTCTCGTTTTTTCATATTTTGTAAGCATAGGTAATGTTTTATGCAAGTTGTCCACTATTATACCATTTGGATCGCGAACAACACGTGCTAAATTATAAATTTCGTCATAATTTTGTATAAGACTTTCAGGATGAAAGTTTACTAAATAATCATTCCTTAATTCTTTATCGAATTTTTTCAATTTTGATTCGTCTGCATCATCGTCGCTCCCACCATTACCATCATCGTCGCCCTCCTCTTCATCAATATTATAATCCAATTCTTCTTGTGTAGGCTGCACCCCACGTGATTTTTTTCTCCTAGATGATGCTGCTGCTGCTGCTGATGCTGATCCAGATTTTCCTTTACGACTCATTGGAATACCAATATTTATTTTTTCTACTTCAGCTGCTGCAGAAGCACCTTCACTTCCTATATTTTTAATTGCACTTTTTAAACTTCCCAATAATTTAGAAAATCCGCTTTTAAGATTTGGTTTTTCCTCTCCTTCGCCCTCACTTTCATTTCCCTCTCCTTCATCTGAATCATTATCTGTCTCAGTTTCAGAATCTGAAACACGTTCATCTTCCTCACCTTCAACTTCACCCTGACCCAAAATTGCACTTGCTTTACTTCCTATATTTTTTTTAGTTTTTTGTTGATTTTGAACGTCACTATCTCCACCTTCATCTTCTGATTCAGAACCAGAACCAGATCCAGATCCGGACTCAGAAACTGTATCTGTATCAGAACCAGAACCTGCATACTTTTGTTCATCTTCGCCTATTTTTGATTTTTGCATTTTTATGGTTTATATGTCTGTGTCTTATATATAATATACTATTTTGATTTTATTTCAATTTTATAATAATAATAATAATATTATTACTATAAAAAAGATATATGATATAATATCAATTCTAAATATAATATCAATTCTAAATAATATATATTTTCAAATCATAATTCATTACAAACTATGATAATGATTGTTCGGTATTCCATACTGTATCACATGTTGAACACATGTATACAAAATTCATATTAATATCATCGTAACGAAGATAAATAACTTCTCGTTCTTTTTCTTTTCCCGCCTCATTACTATCACAAGATTGATTAGGACACTTTATTGTATTGATGCGCGGCAATGTCGGATCCATTTTGGTGTATTTATTAATAATTGCATTATATTTTTGCTTGTTGTGCTTGAAATTTGTTTTCGAAATCGTCACACTATCCAGTGAAATATTTTTATTTTCATGTCCACAGTTTCGACAATAATATACAATAGAATTGGGATCTTCTTCCGATAATCGAATATAATACATATTGCTACAATTTATACAAAAGTGCATTACTTTTTTGTTTAATAAAACGTGTGTATATTATATTATAGTATTATTTGTTTATTTCAATTTTATACAATTTATTATTACTTAAATTGTATAAATGGTATAAAACGTAATAAATACTAGTTATTTTGTAAATACTAGTTATTTTGTAAATACTACTTAATACAAGCATCATATTTTTTTGCAGCTTTTATTAATTTAATTAATAATTCATCAAAATTCACATAAAATGACATATTATATAATCCCGAAATTGTATAAAATTTATTAATATTTTTTATTTTTGCATAACTAGTAATAACATCTTTTATCCCCTTTGCATTTTTTTTAAATACTTCCAACATAATTTTATAAAAATATTCTTTATATTCAATATCAAAAGGAATGATACTAGTATCCATAAATTCATCCATTACTCGAATACACGAAAAATCGATATTTTTATATAAAATCATATTATGATAATTATTATAGTCTTGGTGTTTTTCTGTAACACCCGGTTCATGTAACATCGGGTGACTATCCATTATCGACAAAAGTGTCAACAAAATAGATTTTATAGTTAAACAACTTGTCCATTGCTCTCCCCTCCATGTATTCAACATTGATAAACATACCTTTTTCGATTTATAAAAATTAGGATGAAATCTTGTAATTCCATCATTTGTTAAATATTCAACAAGAGGAGGAGCGTGTGGATAATCGGTTGGGAAAGTTATTTCGAAAAAATAATATCCACCGAAATATAGCGTTTCAGGTTGCCCGATTATCATCACATACGCTTTCAAAATATTTGTATCAGAATGTTTGTAATATATACCCATATCTTCAAGCGATGACATAAACATGTCTTTTATATCCTTTAATAATCGCTCTATCGTTTCTTTAGGAATACACACACTAGGAACATTTGTAAATTCCGATTTAGGTTCAGGAGGACTTTTTGTTACAATTTTGTTTTTACCGAGTTCCTTGTAGTCTATATCATCTATGTCATCTATATCATCTATATCATCTATGTCATCTTCAAAAATGTTAATAGGTTTATTTGTATTTTTTTCCATTATAAAACGCTACGTTTGTGATATTTGCGGTATTTCAACAATATATAATATATGCGTTTCATTTTTATGTTGTTTTTACACATATATTACTTTTGGATAAACACGATTACCTATTTTTAGGGATATTTTTGAAACATTAAAAATTGATATAAAAATATCTTTACCTATAATATACAAATGGAACAAGTAAATCATTCAACGCAAAACAAAACAAAATCATCAAAAATGTCTACTGCATCATCTAGTGCATCTGACTATGAACAGTATATGAAGCAATATTATATTAAAAAAGGTGATCCTTCGTCAGCAGGACAATCATTTACGCATACTAGAATACCAAGCCAAGAACATGGTGTATCAGGTGGAACATTCTGCATTTCAAAAGAAAAACTACCTGAATTTTGGAGTAAATATTCAAAACATGTAATTACGAATAGGCGTCATGAATATTTAACTGAAAAACAGTTACCAAATGGTGGGCCAATATTAGTTGATCTAGATTTTCGTTATGGTCCACATATAGATACACGTCAACATACAAAAGATGATGTTGAAAATATTATTGGGCTATACATGGAAGAAATTTCTAAGATATTGAATATTGAAGAAGGAGAAAAAAAGGAAATTAGTGTATTTGTATTTGAAAAACCGAATTTGAATACGGATGATGATAAATATACAAAAGATGGAATTCATTTGATTATCGGTATTCATGCCGATCGCATCATTCAACACATTCTTAGAAATGGGATTCTTAAAAAAATCCCCGATATTTTAAGTCATCTTCCTTTGAAAAATTCATGGGATGATATACTCGACGATAATATATCGCGAATTCAAAATCCCGTTGGGTGGCAATTATATGGTTCTAGAAAACCAGGACATGAAGCATATGAACTTAAATATCAATATAATTTTGTATACGTAAAAAGTGAAAATGAAAATGATATTGATATTGACAATAATAATGACAATGAAAGCGATGGATGCGCGGGAAGTGATGCAGGTGATGGCGACAATGGAGATGAAGACGAAGAAGGCAAGAAATCAGACTACATTTGGGAATATCATCCTAAAAATGTGTCTTTCTTCGACTATGTAAAGAATTTTAATCTCTTATCTGCACAATACGATGGACATCCTAGTTTTGAAAATCGCGATTCTATTCAGCGCGAATATGATGCAATTAAAAGTAATAAAATAAAAAAGCCTGTTGCTGGGAAAGTTGGAGGTGGGTTGTTGATGCGTCGTCGCGCGGCTTATTCAACAAATAGTATATTTGATATTACGAATCGTGAACAATTGACGGATGAAATAGACAGATTATTTAGTAGTTTTGAACCGCGCGAACATTATATTAAGGAAACAAGTGACTACACAATGTGTCTGCCAGAGAAATATTATAACCAGTATAATTTGTGGATACGTGTTGGATGGGCTATGCGTAATACAAGTGATAAATTATTCTTATCCTGGATTTTATTCAGTTCACAATCTGAAAAATTTAGTTATGATAAGATTAGCGAATTTTACGATAAATGGCAGACGTTTTCAATGGAGAATGAAGATGGACTTACACGTCGTTCGATTGTATACTGGGCTCAACATGATGCAAAGGAAAGATATAATGAAGTATACAAGAAAACTATCGACTATTATGTCGACATTACGCTTTCAAATGAATTGGTAAATATGAATGGTAAGCCAGAAACGACGATGGTTGACTTGACTGTCGTTTTATATAATATGTTTAAAAATCGATTCGTGTGTGCCAACTTTGGTGATAATACATGGTATGAATTCGAAAATAATCGATGGGTTGAATGCGATTGTGGGATTACATTAAAACAAATGATCTCAAATGAAATGTATAATGTATATATTGGGCGTATAGGTTCTGCTGGTAGTGGCGGAAATT